GCACGAAGGCATCGGCGGCGGCGGACGGGACGGATGTCGCGATCGGGTTGCCGCAGGATCCTGGTCAGGCCGGCAAGCAGCAGGTTACGTATCTGACCGGAAAACTCGCCGGATGGCGCGTCGTGGCGAGCCCCGAAAGTGGCAGCAAGCTGACGCGTGCGGGACCGGTCAGCGCACAGATCGAGGCTGGGTTGGTGACGGTGATGCGAGCACCGTGGACGCGGCCGCTGCTCGATGAGCTGCGGGACTTTCCGCATGGGCGCAAGGACGATCAGGTCGACGCGTTGGCGCGCGCTTTCGCGCTGCTGACCAATGACGGTGCCGGCGGACGCCGGTTGCAGGTGTCGCTGCTGGGCCGCTGAAGCGGAGGATTTTCAATGTTCGAGACGATTTGCGGGCTGGTCGGGAGCGATCCCGATCTGCCTGTTCGCGCGCGCCGGTTGGACATCTACCGCCGCGTGCTGGATGGGCGGCTCTACGACGTGTTGCCGTACGAGTTCCACGAAGAGCGGTCGGCTGGGGGCGAGTATATTCCGCTTCGTCAGCGGCGGCCGTCGGTGCGGTACGCGCTCGCGCGCATCGTGGTCGATGACAGTACGAGCCTGCTGTTCGGCGACGGGCATTTTCCGACCATCGACGGGCCGGACCCAGAGGTTCGCCGCGTGCTGGCCGACGTCGTCGACGAGTGCGGGCTGAATGCGGTGATGCTGGAGGCGGCGCGGACTGGCAGCGTCGGCAGTGTCGCAATCGCGATGCGGGTGCTGCGCGGGCGGGTGTTCTTTCGAGTGCTGGACACGATGTTCCTGACACCAGTGTGGGACGCGAACGAACCGGACCGGCTCCTGCGGGTTACGGAGCGATACAAGGTTGCGGGCGCGCTGTTGATGGCGCGGGGTTACGACGCCTGCGAGCCGAGCGGTCAATATTGGTTCATGCGGGAATGGGACGCCGAAACCGAGCGGTGGTTCCTGCCGCAGCCGGTCGGTGACACTGGCCCGCCGATGCCGGACACGGTTCGAAGCGTTCGCCATAGGCTCGGGTTCGTACCGATCACCTGGATCCGCAACCTGCCGGGTGGCGACGATGTCGACGGTGCCTGCACGTTTGCCGCCGCGATCGAGACCGGGATCGAGATCGACTATCAGCTGAGCCAAGCCGGACGGGGCCTGAAGTATTCGTCCGATCCGATGCTGTTGATCCGTGAGCCGGCGGCACCCGACGGCGAATTGGTGCGCGGTGGCGGCAATGCGCTGATCGTCGGTGCGAACGGCGACGCAAAGCTGCTCGAGATCAACGGCACGGCGGCCGAGGCGGTGATCGAATACGTGCGGTCGTTACGCGAATACGCGCTTGAGGGTGTGCACGGCAATCGCGCCAGTGCCGACCGGCTGTCGGCGGCACAGAGCGGCCGGGCGCTCGAGCTGATGAACCAGGGGCTGGTCTGGCTCGCTGACCGGCTGCGCGTGTCGTACGGCACCGCATTGCTGGAACTCGCGCGGATGGTGCTCAGAGCGAGTTCGGCGATGCGGCTGCGCGTGCTCGGCGCGCCGGTTGGGACGCTTGACGCCACCGCGCGACTATCGCTGGCATGGCCGCGCTGGACGCCGACCACCGCCGACGAGCGGGCGAGCGATGCGGCAAGCCTGGTCGCTCTGCTGAACGCTGGGCTGATCAGCCGCGAGAGCGCCGCCAAATCGATCGCTGACAGCTGGGGTGTGATCGACGTGCACGCCGAACTGCGGCGGGTCGAGAGCGACAAATCTGAATTCGGACCGGAGGACGCATGACGGAAGTCGATACGACGGCCAACGCCGGCCTGACCGCGGCGGAGCGGGTCAGTGCGTTGGAACTGCAGATGGACGCGTTGCAAGTCACCCATCAGGCGGCGCTGCTGCGGATCGGGCTTCGGCACGAGGCGCAGCGCGCGGGGATGGTGGATCTCGACGGGTTGCGGCTGGTCGATCCGAGCAATGTCTCGGTCGACGCGAACGGCGAAGTGGTCGGCGTGGCGGCGCTGATGGCCGATCTCCGCCGCGCAAAACCGTGGCTGTTCGGCATGTCGGGGACGGCCACGTCGTCGACCCATTCCGCGCCACCCGCACAGCCGCCGCAAATCCGCCGCGCACCGGACATGACGTACGGCGAATGGCAGTTGGCACGCGCGGCCCTGCTGCGGCGCATCTGAACACATACAGACAGGATAGAGCACCATGGGTATCCAGAACTTCCCGAGCAGCCTTCAGGCGATCATCCAGCAGGGCTTCCTGGAGCGCGAATTTGAGTATGCGCTGACGTCGCGCATCGGTTATCGCGCCATTGCGGACCGAGAGAAATTCGCCGTCGGCATCGGCGAGACGCTCACGAAGACGCGCGCCGGACTTAAGCCGAGCGTCACAACACCGCTGTCACCGGCAAGCAATACCAACCTCGATAACGGAATCGCGCCGACCGGCTTCAACGTCGAGCAGTATACGATCACGATCAATCATTACGCGGCGACGACCGACCTTAACATGGTCACGAGCCGCGTGGGCATCGCCGACCAGTTCCTGCTGAACGCCGCGATTAACGGCGAGCAGGCCGCACGTAGCCTTGACGAGTTGGCGCGCAATTCCCTGTTCGCGAGCTATTTCGGTGGTAATACCCGGGTTCGTGCGACGCTGACGGTTGCCGGGCCCACGATCGCGGTGGACGATTTGCGCGGCTTCACCACCGTGTTCAGCAATGGCGTTCAGGTGCCGGTGGGTGGCACGACCAGCATGACGGTGACGGTTGGTGTCGACGTCTACACAATCGTCGGTGTTGCGATCGACGGGGTTAACGTCTCGACCACGCCGGGCGGCGTGAGCGGGATGCTGACGATGAGCGGGACTGTTTCGGTCGCCGACGGTACGGCTGGCAATACGGTCCAGGCGTCGACCGCCAGCGCGATCATGCGGCCGAACCTACGTTCGAACGTGACGCAGTTGGCGGTCGGTGACAGCCTTGATATGAGCACGTTGTTGAACGCGGTCGCGACGTTGCGGCAGAACGCGGTGCCGGAGATCGACGGGGCGTTCAACTGCTACCTCGATCCGGTCAGCGCGCGGCAGCTGTTCGCCGACAACAGTTTCCGCCAGTTGTTCACCGGGGCCACCAGCGCCAACCAGGTTTTCAAGCGCGGTATGGTGAACGACTTCCTCGGTTTGCGCTTCGTGCCGACCACTGAGGCGTATGTGCAGGCGCATCCGACCATCGCCGGTGCGGTGGTGCGGCGGCCGATTATCTGCGGCAAGGGCGCGCTGATCGAGGGCGACTTCGCGGGCATGGCGGCCGATGACGTGCGGCCGGCGGATAGCATCGTGAACCTGATCGACGACATCGCGATGGTGACGCGTGAACCGATTGACCGGCTGCAGCAGATCATCGCGCAGAGCTGGTACTGGATCGGCGGGTTCTGCACGCCGAGCGACGTCACAACCAATCCGACGACCATCCCGACCGCGACCAACAGCGCGTTCAAACGCGCGGTGATGGTCGAACACATGGGCTGAGCTTTTCGCGACCAGCGTTTTTCTCGCGGGGGAGGGTCGGATGGCGTTCAGCGACGATGAGCGGACCGCCATCCGGCGGTACTGCGGCTATGGCGCGTTTGGCGCGGACCCGACCGGGTTCGGCGGCTGGCGATTCTTTCAGCAGGCCGGGTTGCTCGAATACCGCATGAGCAACCTGAGCGCCTCTGAAGAGACGGTGACGCGACAGTATCTGACGCAACTGGCAACGCTCGAGACGGAGGTCACCACGGTGGGCGATCGGCTCGACACGGCGCAGGCGGCGGTATGGACACGCAACCCGGCGGAACTGCGCGAGCGGCTGCAGCTGTTCGATACGTGGCGGCGGCGACTCTGCGGCTTTCTTGGCATTCCGCCAGGCGCGGAGCTGGGGCCATCTGGCGTCCGGGTGGTGGTCTGATGGACGGGGTCGTGCTGTCGGACTTGATCGCGCGGGGGAGCGGGATCGCCGCCCGTGTCACGGGTCGGCCATGCGTGCTGTTCCGACCTGTGTCGGCACTGTCGCCGCTGCGGCCGTCGGGGGCGCTGATGCAGTTGCCTGTGTGGTTCGTGGCGAGCGCGCGACGAGCCGGAAGTCTGCCGCATCCGGTGCACGAGGCGGTGCTCGACGGCGCATACGTCAAAGTCGGCGACATCCTTGTCGACGCCGACGCGACGAACTGGATCGTGGCCGCCTGCGAAAGCATGTTGCCGGTGATGTGCGTTCGTGCGGCGCGGCTGGTGTCGCTGTCGCGCGGCGGGATTGGCGGCGGCGAGACCGGTCTTTCGACATATGGCGGCGTCGGCGCGGCGAACGTCGTGCTGGCGAACTGGCCGGCGAGCATGGTCGCGGGCGGATCAGGGCTAGACCGGACGGGGATTGTGGCCGATGTCGCGCCGGGCGGGTCGAGCGTGCTGCTGCCGTTGTTGTCGGGCGGCGTTTGGCCCCGGGCGGGCGACGTGCTGACGGACGACCTTGGGCGATCAGGGACGGTCGTCGATGCCGAGGCGACCGCGAACGGATGGCATCTCACGGTCCGTCAGGCGGTGGTGTGATGGCCGATCAGAGCGATGTCGAGGCGGCGCTTGCGGCATTGGTCGCGGGCTACCTGTATCCCAACGGTCCGGCGTCACCGAGCGTGGTCGGGTTCGGCTGCCGCATCTATCGGGGCTGGCCGCAGCGGTTGGCGCTGGAGGCGGACGTGGCGGTCGGCGTGGCGCATGTCGGGATCGTCGGCGAGGCTGCGGGGCAGCGGACCACGACGCGCTTTCCCGACGAGTGGAGCGTTCCCGCGCCTACCGTGCCGACGCTGACGGCAACTGCTGTTTGGGGCAGCGTGACATACGCCGGGGCCGCATCGATCGGGCAGCTGGTTGGCATCAGGGTGTCTGGCGTCGGATACGTTCATCGCACCATTGCGGGCGACACGCCGGCGAGCGTCGCGGCGGCGCTGGCGGTGATCGTGCCTGGTGCAAGTGCTACGGCCGCCGTGCTGAGTATTCCGGGATTGCTGCCGGTGGCGCGGGTGACCGCCGATCAGGCCGGCGTGCGCGAGACGCGACGACAATGCCAAGGTTTTAGTGTGCGGTGCTGGACCGGCGTTCCGAGCATGCGCGATGTGCTGGCCGGAGCGATCGACAGCGCGTTGTCGGCGGTCGACTTCGTCGGGCTCGCGGACGGCACGGCGGGTCGGCTGCGGTTCGTGAGTTCGACTCTCAGCGACCGGGCGCGCGACGCCGGGCTGTTTCGACGCGACCTGTTGTACTCCGTCGATTACGCGACGACGCTGCTGGCGGAACTGCCCTGCCTGATCTTCGAGGGAACGGTCATTCACGCGAACGGGACGATCTCGAGCGACACCGTCTCCTAACACTGTCGAAATTGCACACAGCGAGGACGCGATGAATATAAAACTGGTCGTGGTGCGCCCATTCGGGTCGTACCGGCGTGGCGACGAAGTGACGGACACGGGCGAAATCGCGCGAGTCCAGGCGGGCGAGACGGCCGGATGCGTGGTGCGCGTCCTGCTGCCGACGCCGCCCACCGGCAGCAATGGGGGAAGTGTCTGACATGCCGATCTTCCAACAGGGCGCGCTCAACACGACCGCGCTGATCGTGCCCGATCTCTATGTGCAGATCGTGCCGCCGCAGACACTGGTGCTGAACGGCGTTCCGACCGACATCGTCGGCATGGTCGGCAGCGCGAGCTGGGGCCCGGTCGGTATGCCGGCTATCGTGGCGACGATGGCCGGCTACGCGGCAACATTCGGCCCGCTGATCGCGCGCAAGCACGATATGGGCACGCAGGTCGCGATCGCGGTCCAGCAGGGGGCGCAGGACTTCCGATGCGTGCGGGTCAGCGACGGGACCGACACGGCGGCGAGTACCGCGTTTCCGGGCACGGCGTGCGTGCTGACGGCGTGTTACACTGGAACGCTCGGCAACCAGATCGTCGCCAACCTGTCTGCCGGCTCGCAGACGGGGACGTGGCGCCTCACGGTATTCGCACCGGGTCTGATCCTCGAAGTGTTCGACAGAATCGGTGGCGTCGGGGCCGCGTTCTGGGCGGCGCTGCAAACCGCGGTCAACCAAGGCCAGGGACCGCAGCGTGGGCCGAGCCAGATCGTGGTGTGTAACGCGGGCACGACCTCGGTCGCGCCGAGCGCGCTGTTAGCAACCTTCGTCAGCGGAACGACTGGCAGCGACGGTGCCGCGGGTGTCGTGTCGTCGACGCTGGTTGGTGCGGACGTGACGCCGCGCACCGGGATGTACGGACTGCGCGGACAGGGTTGTAGCATCGGCGTGCTGGCCGACGCAGACGAGGCGACGCAGTGGACGACGCAGGCGCAGTTCGGTTTGTCCGAGGGTCTCTACATGATCCTGACGACGCCGGCCGGCGACACCATCATGAGCGCGGTCGCGGCAAAGGCGCAGGCGGGGCTGAACGGATATTCGGCAAAGCTGATGTTCGGCGACTGGCTGTGGTGGAGCGACCCGATTGCGCAGGTGATCCGCCTGGTCAGCCCGCAGGGGTTCGTGGCGGGACGGCTGGCCAATTTGTCGCCGGAGCAGTCGAGCCTGAACAAGCCGCTTTACGCGGTGGTCGGCAGCCAGAAATCTGGCACGCCCGGCAGCGGGCAGGCGACGACATATGCGATGGCGGAGCTGTCGACGCTGCTGCAGGCGGGGATCGACGTGATCGCCAATCCGCAGCCGGCCGGATCGTTCTGGGGCGTTCGTGGCGGCCACAATTCGAGCATCGATCCGACCGTACAGGGCGACAACTATACGCGGATGACAAACTATATTGCGGCAACGCTGTCGGCCGGGATGGGCCAGTATGTCGGCGAGCTGATCAATGCTGCGCTGTTCCGCCGTATTCGGGCGACCCAGATGAGTTTCCTGCAGGCGATGCTTGGACAGGGGATGCTCGGCAGCACCGATGGCAGCCTGCCGTTCACCGTGGTCTGCGATCTCAGCAATAACCCGCAGAGTCGGACGGCGCTCGGATACGTGCAGAGCGATGCGCAGATTCAGTATCAGGCGATCAACGAGAAATTCATCGTCAACATGCAGGGCGGCCAGTCGGTGGAGGTGCAGCGACAGACGCTGCCCAACGCCGCCGGCGCGCTTCAGGCCTGAAGGGGAGAGTGGATAGATGGCGAGCAATAGTTTCTCGGTCGGGCGCGATTGTCAGCTTGTGGTCATGGGACCGTTCGGGCGCGTCGATCTGACGCACGTGACGAGCTTCGAGTGCCGGCAGCTGACGGCGGCAATCCGGGTCGATCGGATCGACGGCACGCAGCTCGCGGCAGAACTGCCGAAAGGCTGGGATGGCAGCTTCGAACTCGAGCGCGGCAGCTCGGCGGCTGACGACTTCGCGGCCGATCTTGAGCAGACGTTCATGGCGGGCGGCGTGGTCGCGCAGGCAACGCTGTATCAGTACGTGAACGAGACGGATGGCAGCACGAGCACGTATCAGTTCGACGGCGTGGTGTTCAAGCTGGCGCATGCCGGCGTGTGGCGCGGCGACAGTAGCGTGAAGCAGCGGCTGGAGTTTTTCGCAGCCCGCCGGATGCGCGTTTGATGGCGGGCGAGGGCACGCCGGGGGCGGTGATCATGGCGGCCGCGCAGGCGACGACGGACGTGGCGGACGCGACTGGGCGCGCGCTGACGGTTCGCAAACCAGGCGCGCTGGATCGGTTGCGGCTGTTCAAGGCGGCGGGTGCCGCGCTGGCGGGAAACTCCGCTTGGCTCGGGCTCGCAACGCTGGCCGCAAGCGTCGTGGCACTGGACGGCATTCCGGTGCCGTTTCCGATCAACGAGGCGCAGATCGAGGCGCTGGTCGCACGGCTTGGTGATCAGGGTATCGCGGCGATTTCGGGCGCGCTGATGGCGATGCGGGCGGCCCCGGAGGCGGACGCCGCAAAAAACTGAGCCGGCACCCCGATCTGGTCGACTGTCTGTTCCTGATCCGGAACGGGGTGCCGTTCGACGTTGCGTTCAGCCTGCCGGCCGATGAGCGGCTTGCGTGGGTGGTGGCGCTCGGGACGCTCGATGGCGGGCTGTTCGACTTCGACCGCCACGCTTGGGAGAGGCCGCGATGGACGAGCACGCGCTGAGCGAGGCCGGGTCCGACGATGTGGCTGTCGGGACGGCGCTGCTGATGGCGGATTTGGAGGCGGCGATCGCGACAGCCGGCGCAGAGATCGCGGTGCTGCGGGGTGTGGCGGACGCGATGCCGCAGGCGCGGCCGGTCCTGCCGGAGAGCGCCAAGTCGCAGCCGGTCGTGGGCGATCCGGATCACGGGTCGGACGGGGCCGAGCGGGAGGCGGCGGTGCCGCCCGAGCGGGAACCTCTGGTGTCTCCGGTTCCGGTTGCGGCACCGGCCCTGGCGGTCGAAACGGCACGGACGGCGGCGGCCAGTTTGCCGGATCGCAACGATGCGGTCGCCGTGGGGGTGGAGGCTTTGCCGGCGAGTGTGGCCGCTCCGGTCGCGTCCCCGGATTTGCTGCCGACCCGGCCGGCCGGGGTCGATCCCGAACGCTCACCCAGGGTCGATGTACGAGCGACGGTTTCGAGGTTCGAAACGGCATTTGGAACGGTTGCGCCGACGCCCGAACGGCTGCCTGCGACGGCGGCGTCCGCTGCGGCATCCGCGATCGAAGCGAGGCCCGAGAACGGCGGATCGCATTGGGCCTGGCCGTTGCCGGTCGCAGCGGCACCGCCGTCCGCGGTGGATGCCGGTCCGACCGACGCGGTCAGCGCGCTGCCGGTGTTCGAAGCGGCGGTGGGCCGGGCGGCGGCGCCGGTCGGAACGTCACTGCTGGCGCGATCGGCGTCCGGTTCGGCCGACGGTGGACCGGTCAGGAGTTCGGCAGCCGCCGATCAGGATCGAGGTGGGACCGCCGACGCCTCGCACACCGGGCCGACTGAAGGTGATGTGTTCCTGGACGGCGAACGGGTCGGGCGATGGATGGCGCGGCACCTCGCCCGTGAGCTGGGCGGCCCTACGGCGTCCGGGACGGCGTTCGATCCGCGAACCGGGCCGGCCTGGCCTGGCGCGCTACACGGTAATTAGGAGCGGACATGCTGGCGCTGGGACCGATCACGTTCGACGCTTACGAGTTGCCGACGCGGCTGGGATTTGGTGGACGGCAACGCATCGCGACGCATCAGCTGCCGGACGGCACGCGAGTGCTGGACGTGCTGGGGCGCGACGACGGACAGCTGCGCTGGACCGGCATGTTTAGTGGACCGGCGGCTCCGGCGCGGGCACGGGCG